TGTTAGGACAGCAGCACAGAGAAGCATAGAGAGTTTAGGCATTAGTAACTAAACCCCTCTACTTCACGATCATCAGCGAATACCATTAAGCATTCTTCAGGTGTAAGACCAAGTTTTATGAACTCACGTTGATCTGCATCAAGCATTGGGAAGGCATCTTGTATTGGAGTATCTTTTGACCATGCAACATAACAATCATCAAATACTTTTTGAGTCATGTCGAATTCCATTGTGTTGTTTTCCCCAGTGATGGGTGATCTTTTTGTGTAGTGTATCATAGTAAACTCCTTTCAAGAGTTGGTTAAGTGTTTATGAAACAGCAACCATTACGATTGCTGAAACAAAAAGACTTAGATGTCAAGTTCTAAGAAGTCTTTGATCTGCACCTTTTCCCTCCCAGTCTTAGGAGATACTACATACACAGTAAACATTAGGTTGTAAATCTTTTGTTTACTTTCCCCGTCTTGGGTCATCATTTCAATATCTTCGAGTAATTCTTTCTGCCAGTCTGCGTATGTATTTCCAAGTCTTGGAGTAGGTACTGGAAACTCTTTATCTGAAGAGGTGTTGCAGGAGAATGCAGACATTACGAATGCCATAGCTTGAGATTGTGATGTCACATCCTCTACTATGTATGTGTTACCACCCCGACACTTCCAGTTGTGAGCTGATTCAGTATCATGGCATTCGTTGACCATTGTTTGTGTCTGTACAATGAAAGCTTTTTCTAATTTAGTAGTCATGGTATATCCTTTCAAGATATAGGTTGAGATAAGTGTTTATGAAACAGCAACCATTACGATTGCTGAAACAAAAAGACTTAGATGGAGAGCGACAGTTGTCTTGGATCATTACCAAGGTCACTAGCAGAATTGAATGGGAACTGATCGTATTTCCTCTCATTGGAGAACAATGTTTCCAGAATCATATATGCGTAATCTAAGCATACATTTGAGAGAGCAACTATACGCTTAAGCTCACACTCTGAGCAGGAGAGTAAGAAAGCATCGAATGCTCTTATCATCTCCTGGTTTTCTGGCTGCATCCAAGGATCTGCAATACCATCGTCCTGTGCCTCGAATATTGCAAGGCGTTTAGCAGCACGAAGGATGATCTTGTCTGAAGTTGGAAATTGCATGGTATATCCTTTCAAGATATATTCAGCACAGGGACAACCCCTATACTTCTTCTTAGATCTTTCCCCTGCGGGAAGATCACATACTATCCGAACCAATCAGATAGAGTACCGATAGATCTATAAGAACCTAAGAGATACACATAGCTTGGTCTTACCTGAGAGTATGCTGAGAGATACTGAGAGAGCTGAGAGAGTACTGAGAGATCTTATAGTATAGGTATATATAGTAACCTAAGGGAGGGACTGGATAGCTTCTCCCTATAAGGAACTTAGAGAATGGTACACCATCCTCCCACAGTCTCTCATAGAATCCAACACAATCCCATAGTCCCGCTAGAGCCTATGCCATAGGAGACTCTCAGAGAGCCTCACAGAGCCTATAGGATCTCAGAGTATCTCACAGTACCTAAGAGATAGACACCTACCTGAGAGAGCCTCTAAGGGATTGAGGGGGTACCGTGAGATATATAAGGGTACTATATATAAAAACAATACTTACAGGCTCTCTCTCAGCCTCTCAATGTACCCTAACATCCTAGGGGTACCCCAAACCTGTACAGATATACACAGAATCCTAAAAATAATACAGATATAACTCTAAGTTCCTTATAGGGACAATGTGATACAGAGGATACATCAATGAATAACAAAGAAGTTATGACTCTTCTTAGAGAAAAGGAGAAGAGGATCAAACTTAAGGAGTATGAGGGTAACTTTACTTCTTTTGCACAAGAACAAATACAGATTATTACTAAAGATACGTCCAAAGGGTTCATACCTTTCGACTTTAATGAGTGTCAGAGGCGTATAACAGATGCTCTCACAGAACAACAAGAGAATACTGGTATGGTTAGGGCTATTATCCTTAAAGCTAGGCAACAAGGTATCAGTACCTACTGTGCTGGTAGGGTATTCTGGAAGTCATACTTCTCCCCACACTCCAGATCAGTAGTTATGGCTCATGATTCTGCTACATCTGATGCATTATTCAGTATGTCTAAGAACTTGATTAGGAATATGCAGGGAGACTTAGTACCAAAGGAGATTACATCCAATGCTAAAGAGATTAAAATACAATCTCCTGCTTACAATGATAAAGATGCTATTGGCTCTTATCGTTTGTACACAGCGGGTTCTCCGGAAGCTGGTCGTGGGACTACACCAACGATTGCTCACCTATCAGAAGTAGCCTTTTGGACTCATGATGAGAAGATCTTGGCTGGTTTGTTCCAGGGGATCTCCCAGGCACCAGGTACTGAAGTTATCCTGGAGTCTACAGCTAATGGTGCTCAAGGGGAGTTCTACAGGCTCTGGAAGGGTGCTGTTGCAGGGGAGAATGAGTACCTACCAATCTTCCTACCTTGGTTTATAACCCCTGAGTATAGGCGTACAGCACCTGAGGGTATGGAGTTAACGATTGAAGAAGATACTCTCGTAGAAAACTATGGGTTAGACAGTGATCAGCTCTATTGGCGTAGGTTAAAAATAGCAGAAGGCGGTAAGTTAAAGTTTCAACAGGAGTACCCCGCTACGGCTGATGAGGCTTTCATTGTCTCTGGTGCTAATGTCTTTGATATTGAGAAACTTAATTCACTTATACCTAGACCAGAGCAGAAGCGTAGTGATTGGGATCCATCTAGTAAGATGTTTGATGATAACAGAGAAGGTAATTTGTCTATCTACGATTACCCTAAGTGGGAGGAGCCCTATGTTATTGGGGCTGATGTTTCCTTAGGGGTGGGTCAAGATTACAGTGCTGCTATTGTTATGAATAATAAATATGAAATTGTAGCTGTATATCGTAACAATCGTATTGACCCAAGCATGTGGGGTGAGTTGTTATTCTACTTAGGTAGATACTATAACAATGCTTTCCTAGCAGTTGAGTCTAACTCTATGGGTATTGCTACCCTACAGAAGCTAGATCAAATGGGATATCTTAACCTATACAAACAAACAAAGATGGCTAATGTGTCTAATGAAGAGGGTCTAAGGCTAGGGTTCAGAACAACCTCTGCATCTAAACCTGTAATCATTGGGAACCTAAAGAACCTAATTGATAATGAAGATATTATGATACCTTCACCTATTGTCATCAGGGAACTAAAGGATTACATTTCCACAGCTAGTGGTAAGACTGAGGCAGCACCTAGCTGCTGTGATGATACAGTTATCGCTCTTGCTATATGTGCTGAGGTGTTACGTACACATTGGGATCGTTTAAACACAAGGAATGTTTCATGGAAGGAAAGGATCTCGGATTGGGAAGAGGACAACACTCAATGGATTTAGAAGAGAAATTCTACGATGAGGTACTAGAGTATTGGATACAGGGTAGGATACCACATGATATGGTATATATTAACCACGAAGATGAATGCCTTGAAGTATATTACGGTTATGCTTAGGATTCTCTAAGTTCCTTATAGAGAATAAAGATTCCTGCATTGTCCTCATAACGCGCTGGTGGTCGCGGCAGGTAAACCACCAACTTATTAACTAGGAGATGTAATAAAATGGCTAGCAAGATAAGCGACAGTTCTGAGTTTACTGTCCCCTTGAAGAACCTATTAGCCCTAGTGGCATTCACGGCTGTGTCTGTTTGGGCATACTTCGGAATCACAGAACGATTATCTTTTATTGAGCATGAACAAGAAACAATGCTTATTGAAATAGAAGAGAATGATAGTTGGATTGATGGCTGGACACCACCATCATCTGTTCAAGAAAATATTAAACGAGTTAGGGATATCGAGTTGCAGTTAGTAGAGATGCAACTTAAATTGCAATTCCTTTTAGCTAGGAGATAATATGAAAAAAGTTATAGACTGGCTTGAGGGTATGGCTAATAAGTACACTGATAACCATACACCTAATTATTTAAAAGGTAAAAGACAAGGAGATTAAAATGGCTGCAGGAGTAAAGCACTACTATAAAGATGGTACAGAGTGCAAAGGTCCAACCCATAAGGACGCTAAGGGTAAGATGATGTCTGGTGCTAAGCACACAGCGAGTAGTAAAAATCTATTCCACAAAAAGAATTTATCACCCGCTGCAAAGAAGAAAGCAGCATGAAGAAATATTTTAAACGCATAAAATGCGCAGTGTTGAATCGTGATTGCCCTTGCAATAAATGTGAATGCGACAAGTAATCGTCTGACACTAACGCAAAGTGTTACGCCAGAGGTTACATAGCCTCAGGTCTTTACGTTGTTTTGCAGATGGGATTTCGCTACCGTGTAGTTTGGGTATCAACCGACTACAGCTGAACACTGGGCAGGCGTCAAATAACGGCCCCTTCCTATATAAGGAGGGGGTCTATATTAAAGTAATAGGGCATAGTCCCAAGTTTGTTAGTTAGACCCACGGAGGGAACTATGCGATTTAATGAAACACAGATAGAACCAAAGAAAGAACCTAAACCTAAAAAGAATAAAGTTGTTATTAAGGCTGGTAGTAAAGACTACGACTACGCAGAGTTAGCTAACACCAAGAAGATCCTTACAGGAAGGGGTTCATTATAATGGCTGGTAATAAGTATAAAGAGAAAGTGTCTAACGATAGCCTAATCAATTTGATTGAGACTGGTATCCAGCACTCTACAGGGGAATGGTTAAACTCCTCTGACATGACACGGGAACGTCAACGTTCTACATATGAATTTGCAGGTATTGCTGCAGATCACTTAGCACCACAGGGTGTATCTAGTATTGTTGACACATCTACTACAGAAACTGTAGAAGCATACACTGCAATCTTGTCTGATCTGTTCCTAAACAACGGAAGATTAGCTAGATTCGTACCATATGATAACTCTCCAGGCTCTTTTAAGAGTGCTAAAGATGCGTCTATGATTACAAATTATGCTATATTTAAGCAGAACAATGGGTGGGAACTTATTCAAACTTGGATAAAAAGTGCCTTATTGTGGAAGAATGGTATCATTCGGTGGGACTATGTAGAAGGTTACGACTACGAGTTTGAAGAATACGAGAAGATCTCTCAAGGCCAGTTGGATAACCTCCTTGCTGAAGAAGGAGTTGAGATCATTGGTGACCTGAATTATGAAAATGAATTAGGTGAGTTGAACATGGAGACCGGACAGCAGGATGCTGAGTTGGTTTATGTTGATGTTCGTATTCGTCGTAAGAATGATAACTCTCGTGTTAAGATTGAAAACATCCCACCAGAATCTTTTAGGATCTCTCGTGATTCTAAATCAATTGATGATGCTAGTTTCGTAGGTATCCAAACAATACTGACTCGTTCAGAGATCCGTAAGATGTGGCCTGAAATTGCAGATGGCATTGGTGAGGATGAATGGGATAATCTTGGTGATGATACTTATTGGGATGGTGGTGGTAGTTATGCTGAAGATATTGCAGCACGTAAACTAGTCACAGGTCAAAGCTACCTACAGGGTAAGATGACTGACGACATTACCGCACTTGAAGCTAATCGGGAAGTAACTATCACAGAGTGTTGGATTAATGTTGATCGTGATGGTGATGGAGTTGCTGAACTTAAGCACATCATTATTGCAGGTGAAACAATCTTATACGAACAAGACATAGACATGATTCCAATTGCTTGTCTTTCACCTATTGATATCCCATATGAGTTTTATGGTTTGTCTATTGCTGACTTCACACGTTCATCTACACTGGCGTCTACAGCAATCCTTCGTGGGTTTGTTGAAAACACATACCTTACAAACTATTCACCTAAGCTTGCCGATCCAAACGTTGTTGATTTTTCTGCTCTCCAAAACATGAGGCCAAAACAAATCATCCCAACTAACGGTAACCCTAATGGTGCTGTGGCTTCAATGCCTCCAGAGGCAATCAGCTCAGGTACAGTGCCACTGCTTTCACACTTACAGACAATCAAAGAGCAGGCAACAGGTATGTCTAAAGCTGCACAGGGTCTTAATGATTCTTTGTATGTGTCTGGTAATAGTGAATCAAAGGTGGCTGCAGTTCAGTCTGCATCTCAAAAACGTATTCAGCACATTGCTCGTAGGTTTGCAGAGACAGGTATGAAGCGTCTGTGTACAGGTGTGTATAAGACAATGCGTAAATCTTTAAAGACCCACTCCAAGTTTAGTTACCAAGGTGTGTTTTCTGATATAAACATAATGAACCTACCATCACGTATGGATGTGGAAGTGTTCTTGGATATTGGTGAAAACTCAAATGCAAACATGATTAAGAAACTAGAGATGGTCGGCAGTCAAGTTCTTCCAGCTCTTAACAGTCAAGGTCAAGGTGTTGTAATCCGACCCGAAGCCCCTGCTGTTTTAGCTACAAAACTCATAGAGTCTATGGGTATTGATAGTCATGATTATCTTGAAGACTATATGACTGATGAGTTTAAACAGAAAGCCGTTGAAACTGTTCAACAGCAATCTGAAAAATCACAGAAGGATGGTGCTCTTGCACAACGTAAGCTGGAAGCAGATGCCTCACTAGCAGAAGCTAATGTGACATTTACCAACGCACAGTCTAAAAACACTGTAGATGATAACACCAAACAGTTGGCTATATCTATAGATAAGCATTTTCAACAGTGGGCAGAGATTGATATTAAGGCACGTAAAGAGGGTATTGAACCCCCACAGCGTCCTGACTTTAACCAAATAACAAACCTTGCACGATCAATGCTTGCAGGGGAAGTCTAAACTACAGGAGGTGGAGGAATGTTTGGAATACCCTTAGAGCTTATAACAATGCTTTTCTCCACCGTCCTTGGCGGTGTTATGTCAATTTGGGGTCAGAATAATAAAAACAAAGCAGAACAACAAAAGCTGCTTATAGCTGGACAACAAGAAGCAAGAGAGCATGGGAAGACTGATTCCCACTTCGCATGGACTCGAAGGATAATTGCACTGTCTGCTGTCTTTGCTATCATTGTGTTACCAAAGCTTGTAGCAGTCTGGTACCCTGATGTTAGTGTTATAGTAGGATACACCGAAGTTCACGGTGGTTTATTTAATTGGTTATTTGGTGGTGATGGAACAGTGCAGTGGCAGTCAGCTACAGGATTTGTGATTACTCCGTTAGATACACATATAGTCTCAGCAATTGTTGGTCTATACTTTGGGGCGGGGTTTACTAAATAATGGGCGGTAATGATAGGGAGTGGATGACTAATAGGACAACTCAAATGTCTTTTCTTATTGGTGTAATATTACAAACAATTGCACTAGTGTGGTATGTGTCATCTTTAGATAATAACGTACAAAACAACACTAGAGATATTGTAAGGCATGAACTTAGAATAAAGAATTTAGAAACTCTTGTTCAAAACCAAGCTTTAATCTCTGCTAGGATAGATGAAAATATTAAATCTATTCGTAATTCAGTAGAGAAAATGGCAAATGATTGAGGTATTAGCCCTAGCTAGTGCGGTAAGTAGTATTGCTGGGGGTATCAGCAATGCCATCAAGGCAGGTAAGGATGTCAATAGTGTCATGCCTGCATTTGGTAAACTTGCCAACCTTGAGGCCGAAATATCGATAGCTGAGAAAGGTAGACATAAAGGCCCGTTGGGTCGTTTGTCATCAACTGAAGAAGAAGGCTTTGCCATTGCTCAAGCTAAAATGAAACATAAAGAAGTTACAGATGAGCTAAGATCCGTTTGTAGATTATATGGACCCCCTGGAATGTGGGAAAGTGTTGTGCATGAACAGGCACAATCTCGAAAAAGACGTAAGGATGCTCTTGAAAAAGAGGCCGAGAAAAGAGATAAAATATTTTACGCAATAACTGTATTGCTTTGTATTGTAGTGTTTGGATTAGGAACATCTGGTTTACTGTGGGGTGCGGCAATACTTGCAGAAGAGGTGAAATAAAATGCCAAAGAAAAAAGATTCGAGATTAGCCAATGCTGGAGTGTCTGGTTATAATAAACCTAAACGTACCCCATCACACCCTTCTAAATCACATGTTGTTGTTGCCAAAGAGGGTGATAACATCAAGACTATAAGGTTTGGAGAACAAGGTGCATCTACCGCAGGTTCACCTAAGTCAGGTGAGTCTGATAAAATGAAAGCCAAACGTGCAAGCTTTAAAGCTCGTCATGGTAGAAACATTGCAAAGGGCAAGATGTCTGCTGCATATTGGGCGGATAAAGAAAAATGGTAAAGAAAAAATCTACTGTTAATGAAGCAGGTAACTACACTAAGCCAACCATGCGAAAGAACCTATTCAATAAGATCAAGGCTGGATCTAAAGGTGGTAGTGCGGGTCAATGGTCTGCACGTAAGGCACAGTTGTTGGCTAGTCAGTACAAGAAAGCTGGAGGTGGTTATCGTGCCTAAGAAAAAATCTCAAACAAGCTTAGAAAAGTGGACTGGAGAAAAGTGGGGAACCAAGAGTGGTAAGAACTCCACTCAAGGAAAGGGAGCCACAGGTGAACGATATCTCCCAAAGAAAGCTAGAGAGTCCCTGACCTCTAAGGAATACTCTGCGACTAGTGCGGCTAAACGTAAGGGTGCTAAACAAGGTAAGCAGTATGTTGCTCAACCTAAAAAGATAGCCGCTAAGACCTCTAAGTACAGGTCTAAGTAATTACAACCAACAAGGAAACAAAATGGATAAATATAAAGCCACAGCCGAGAAGGTGCTGAAGGGTATACATCCGGATTTGATAGCAAAGGAAGCACTTGTACGTGCGCAGTTTTCCTCTCAACAACGAGAGAGTTTCTTTAACGAAGCTTACGGGGAATTGCTAGTGGAGTACTTTACTGCCTGGTTAGGCACAGATCCACATGAAGTTAAGACACGGGAGTTTATCTACAACTCAGCTCTTTCGCTGGGGGATGTTAAACAAAAGCTAATTAACTTTGAGACATACGGAAAAAACGTACCATACATTGAGGACAACGCGCAATGAATAATATCGATTACGAACAGTTAGTAGAAAATCTGAAAAATATGATCAACCTGTTGGAGTACGACTCTATGCGATCTCCAGGTAAGGCTAAACTGAATTGCAATCAACTAGAGGCGATGTACGGTCTATTAGATCGATACAAAACCAAGAAAGAAACATCCATACCAAAGGTTACTAAACCTTCGGCTAAAAAAGAAGGATAATAAAACATGTCAGAACAAAATGAATCTCTACCCAAAACGGATGATGTTCCCAGTTCTGCTGGTCCAAACGAACAAGAACTCCTAGATGCCGTACTATCTAATACCGAATTTCTTCGGGATGATGATGTGCCGCTACCAGAAGAGGAGGTCGAGTACGAG